TGGCCTAACGATTGCGGGTGTTTCCTGTGATCGTGTGTTATTATTGTCAACGTCGGACCATTTGTTTCTGTGACTCCTGGTTAGAGTCTCTTGGATGGTTCCGAGATATTTCAGATACCACTGTACAATTTACATTTAATGTCAGTGGATCTGTTTCAGACCCCCGTGATTGAAAGTGAACGTAATCTACTGATTTTCTTGGGGGCTGGATACGTAAGTATCATAGACCAATCACCCCCGGTGGAAGGGTGAAGAAGATAGACAGAGGGTGCATGCATCTTATGGCTGATGATTTGAACGGACTGCGGGCGTGGCGAATACGATTAGTATGGGGAATCATTTTAGACTCACTGCCATTCCAGATTTGTTATGGCAAAACGTCGTCGCTCTAATAGAGGTCGTTCTAAGAGAACTAAATTGCAACCGGCTGTAACGGATTTATCGTTCAAGACGACTCCAACTGAAGCGGGAATTTCGCATCTGTGGTATGTGGATACTGCACGTGCATTATCCAGAGTTAATCGTAGGGGTTATTCGCAATCTCGAATGTACGCCTTCCAGAGGCTGACATTTATTTGGAAACAAAATGCAGCAAACCTTGCAACTCTTGAAGTTAAAGTTGCAACGGCTGGCAATACTTGGATTGTCCATAACGCCCATGTTAAGGGTCATGCACTCTGGAATCAGATGAATGAGTTAGTCCTTGAGGACAACCCGTCTATCCAGGGAAAGTGGGCTGATTTTAAGATCCAACTTTCTACTAGTGTGAGTGATATACGAACTCTGAATGTTCTTGATGGAGGCGGTACTGCTTACAAGGCCGGTGAGTGGGATTCGGCTAAGTTTGTTATGCCACAACATCGAGTTACTGAAGATGCTCCGGGTTCTCCGACATCTTCACCATTACCAGCAGAGGAGTTTACTGCTGTTTTGATTGGTGGAGATTCACTCTCCAAAAGAAGCCTTGTTCAGGCTTATCAGGAGTCGAGGGCTACAGTTCAGCCCACAGACCCTAACGTTCCTCCAGGAATGTCAACGTCTTTCTTTAATTTGTTAACAGATTCTGGATCGCAAGAGCCAGAACTAGCTGACGTTATTGAAGGTGCTAATGATAATCCACCATATGACACTGATGAATATCCAGGGTCAGATACCAATGTTGATACTGCTTGTATTGTTGGTTATGGTGCTATTTCTCCTCAGGAAGTTGATGGGAGAATAGGGGGCTTTGTTGCCCCTTGCGGTTTAGTCGAAATCCAAATTAAGGGCTTTAATGCTGCAGGTGTTGTAATTGCAGACGCAGACATGCCCGAAATTGAATTACTTTTACACGTTGCTCCTGGTATGTACAAAGGAGTAGCTAGTGTTCCTATGGGTCAGTGATATTATGGATTCGCAAATATCATCTGAGGTTTCAGTCAAAGGTGTGGTTACTGCTTCTAGCATTGTATCTCACATTAAACAAAATAGAATCGAGTATCTGGCTCTCACGATTCTCCTCCACTTGTTGGGGGCTACTAACTATGCCTTTGACAAAGTTTCAGGGACGTGTATTTGATGGCTTACAATTATGGTAAGACGTTCAAGAAGAACGGTAAGTGGGTACGCTACCGATACACGAACAAGAAGAAGTCTACTAAGAAATTAGTTGCTTCTAAGAAACCACGTAGATCCAGGTGATTACCCTGGTCGATCGTGAAGACGCTGAATTCTTTTGGGATGAACGTCCGTTTTATCTTGGCGGTGACTTTTATTCGATGCCTGATACCACCGAAGAATGGTCGGCTTTGCTTTGGTGGGAAATAATGATGGCTGGTACAATTTCTGTTGGGGCACATTATTTGGGTGGATCCGGTTTAGGTATTTTGGGATTTGTTAATACCGCTGGAGGCCAGTTGTTGTTTGGTTATCCTGCTGGTGCTGAGGTTGCAGTAACTACTGCTCATGGAACTCAGCATTGGGCGGTTAAAGGAAGTCCTTACACTTTAGCACAGCGATTAGGACCTTCTGTTCGGACACTTGGTTCGTTTGGGCTGCGATCAGTTCCCTGGATTGCAGCATTTTTTGGAGCATCGTATGTTTTCGATGCATTGTTGGGAATGGCTGACCCTCATGTTCAGGACTGGTTTGGTTCTAACCAGGGTGAGAGACGTGGTGATCCACGTGGAAGCCAGGCGTGATTATTATGTACCCTCCACTAGTGGATTTCTTTATGGAGAAACCATGTGAGAGATGTAAGACTGTTACGATCTGTGACAGTGACCATCGTATATGCTACGATTGTTTTGTTGAGCTAGACTTAGCGGAGGCGGAAGAAGAATGATTCCGCTTTGGATGAGATTATTATTATCTGAAGAATCTGAGGAGGAAGAGGAGTGAATCTCTCTTCTAAATTCGTCCCTGTGGCGAAGCCATCCGAAGGAAACCGAGAGCCCTTTTTTCAATTGGAAAAAGGAAATCGCAGGTTGGGACGTATCTGTAGGCATTGCTGGCCTAACGATTGCGGGTGTTTCCTGTGATCGTGTGTTATTATTGTCAACGTCGGACCATTTGTTTCTGTGACTCCTGGTTAGAGTCTCTTGGATGGT